CCCTAACTGAGTATTTTACTACCCCGTCGTCACACCTACCAAACCCTCTATTATTTATCTGCTGCTTCAATAGCTTCGCCAACTCCTTGTCCCGGCAGATCATGTTGTAAACTGAGTGTTCAAATTGAAGGGCTTCTTTTGAAACATGTTGGTCAAACCGGCTAGCATCAATGCCGACGCCGACTGGATCAGTAAACTTGTTCCATTTTTCCTCCATCAATCTACCCTGCTCACCCGCATTCATGCCTTTGAATACGGTGATCTCGCCGAAAATCTCGGCCAAAGTTTTATACAGTGGCCCTTCCAATGGTCGGATATGTACACCAACAAGTAAGTTGTACACTGGTCCACGGGGTTGTATGACTCTTGGTGCAGGGTCTGTTTTGGCAGTGAAATCAATTTTCTCTGCCTTAACAAACGTCTGCAAATAGGAATCAGACTTGCGGTACCCCCGTCCCTTGAGGTCCTCTAAGGCATTTTGATAGACAGTCCGTTTGCGACCAGCGTATGAATCAACGAATCGTTGATAAGACCAGCTGGTGGTCGAACACCTTCTAACTATCTTATTTCTTAGAGCTCGCAGCCTCGTGAACGCACCTGGTTGTGGTTGTGGGCACTCTCTGAACCCTCCTTGTCCATTTTTTACAAGGAAAACCCTTTCAACCACTCCACGTGCTAGTGTAGCAACGTCCCTGTTGTGAACGCCAATGCTATTCCCGGTACCGACCGATCCCAGGAAACCACATTTGCGCTCTTTCACCTCACCCTTACTTCGCTCCATCACAACTCTCCCTCTAGCAAACACCAACCCCCGCTCAACATCATGCGGACAAGGTGTGCTAATTGCGTGACAAAGTATAGGGCGCCGTCAATTCTGGGACCCTGGGAATATCCATCCCAAGGGTGTCCAGATTAACAGGCCCAGTAAGGTTCCACCGTTAAAGAGGTGAGTTCGTGAAGCGTAATACACTCCACGCATTGCGGTGCTAACCATAATTTCCTCGACTGATGGAAGCAGAGTGGCGGCAACGACAAGCGGTATATCTCTAGCGATATGACACGGCCTGTGTCCGTCATCCTCCATTTCTGCCTTGGCGAACCGTTGGATAGCAAACTTTGTGGCATCGTTTACTTTCCGTTCGGGAAATTTGGCTTTGCACCGCAAAACCACACCACTAATGTATCTAAATCGACGTCTTCTGACAGTGCGGCGCCTCCCCTGGGGCGCTCCTTCACGTTGACTATCGACTAGCATAGCGACCTCTCTTAGGTCCCTAGTGGCTCGAAACTCGAGATACTTTTGAATGCTCCAAGCGGCCATGACGGCACCAGTAGCCAGTCCCATTGTGACTGGATACCGGTCCAACATCTTTTGGGCCACTCGGAATGCTAACTTCAAGATTTTCAGGGCATCGAGTTTCTTAAGTGTTTCAATTACGTTGGTCATTGTACTGGTAGGTTTCATAACATCCGCCCAAGTCCGGAGGCGGCAAAACAATCGTAATTGGTTCA